TAAACTTCCACTTTCAAAATAGGTATAGATTAATGATTCCATTTTATGTGTAGTCATTCCTTATCTTCCACCCAATCAGCTATATTTTCAAGTTCTTCTGAGCATTCTCCACATTTAGAACATTGATAGCTTTCAACATCAAAATGATTTAAACTATTCCCTGTAAATTCTCCTTTTTTATCTAACTCCTCAATTTGATATGTTTTAGCTCCTACTGTTCCTCCACAACATTTACATTTCCACATTTTCATCAATCCACTCTGCTCTTCTTTTCAACTCTTCAAAATCTTCTACTGGATATCTCCAAGTTTCACAATTATAAAGTTTAATTGTTTTAAAACACATTGTAAAATCTCCATTTTTATCAATATCATGAAAATATGTAATTTGTGCAAGAACAGTTTTTTTGCTTATTTTATCTCTCCACATTATTTATCATCTCCAATATTTACAAGAAAAATCTTCTTGTTGTTCATAACCAAGCTCTATAGTTGTAGCTTCTAATTTTTTAATAACAAATTCATTTATTTCATCTGAAAGTTCATCTGCTAAATCATATAAATCATTAGGATCTAAGAACCTTCTGAAATGATTATCAAAAAATTTTGTAATAATATCCAAAGTTCCCCAGTAAGAAGAGGGAACATCTGGATAAAGTTTTTCATTCAAAATAGTACATTTGCCTTTGTTATAGTTAGAACACCATTTACAATTTTTTTCCATTTAACTCACCTAGTATCCTAGTTGTTCATGCAGGTCTGGGTTTTCAAAAATGTTACCAACAATTTCAAAATCTCCTGCCATATTTGAAAGATGTTCTGTAACATTTTCATAAGATACACAATAAACAGCATCTTCATCATCATAAGAAATTAATCCATAAATATCATCTATACCATCATTAAATTTAATTACATCTGCCTCATAAACCTCTTGACCTGCTTTGTCTTTTGCTCCTGTAAATTGTAGAAGTTCTATATCTTTAAATTCAGCAATTTTATAGTCATCTTTAAAAAGATTACCATCATCAGTGTATCTAATATATTGATAGTTTAAGTCAATTCCAATAATAGAAACCATTTTATTTTCTTTCTTCAACCAAGCCTTCATTTTAAATTCTTTCATTTTATCCTCCTAAGCAGTTTTAATTTTCATAATTTCTCTATCAACCATATCTAAGTATTTTTCAGATGATTTTATTAATTCTTGAACTTCTTCTTTTATGTCAAATTCACTAATTATTTTTTTAACTCTGTCTAACTTAAAGTTTTTAATAAGTCCATTCCAGGAATGAATTGTATCTGTAAATCCTGCTGGAAGCCTTTGTAATTTATCTTCAAAAGACAATGGTGCTTTTTCCCAAATAGAATTTGCACAATCTTTAACATGTGCTGTCATTACTTGTCTAGTGTAAAAGTTATCTTCATACTCTATATCTTGCTCCTTAACATCGTCATAGCATTTGTTATAAATATCAGATGTTAAATTTTTACATCTTCCAATTAGTATCTTGTAGTAAGGATTTAAGTATCCATCTTCTTCATTTTTCCAAACTTTTTGATGATTATTGATTACAATTTCTAATGAAAGCAAGAGAGTCTTTAAACTTAAAGCATCAAGTTCACTTTCAGTAGGTTTTTCTATAAATTTAATTTCTTTCTTTTCATTTATCTTGATTTGTCTTTTCACAGTCTTTTGAGCCTTCCTCATTTTCAACACTCCTTTCTGCTAAAAGAGCAGCTAATGCTAATTTTAAAATATCCATAAAATCACATCCAAGCTTCTAATAGAAGAAAAGGAAAGTTAAGTCTATGTTTCAATTTTTTCCAGAAGCTAATTTCCATACAGTCAACTTCAAATCCTTTTATCTTCTTATTTTTATAAGCTATTACAACAGCCTCATTAAAACTGCTTGCAGTATATTCTCCATTTACCAAGTAAAAGTTTTCTCCAATTTTTCTTATTTCTAGCATCATGTCCTCCTGTTTTCTTGACACCACAAATAACTTACTGTAAAATAAAACTGTCTGAGGGCTTTATCAGCACGAGCAAGTTATTTGCAGTGTAAAATTGATAAAGCTTCTTTATTCTGCAAATTTTTTTAAAACTTCAATAAAAATTTCAAGTTCTAACACTTCTTTTTTGATTGCAGTAATTCTTTCAATTCCTAACATAGCAACAGCAACATCATCTTCTATTAAAGATTTATTATTTCTTATAGTAGCTTCTGCTTTTTCAATCAAATTATCTTTATAATTCATATCTCCTCCACTAGTTGTTGTAATTTTTTTATATACTCTGTAAGTTCTTTTTTATATTCCTGCTTATCAGTATCATTTAATTTCATTGTTCTTTTTTTCATTCTTTCTACCTTTTTGAAATTAAAAAACTTTTGTCCAGCAGGAAGAAATTCTCTTTTATTCTCTTCAATGACAGGAATTAATAGTTTCCTAATTTCTTTAATTTTATATATGTCATTCTCTAAAATACTTAAAACTTCTTCATACTTAATTTCATTATTTGTTAAAATTTTTATAGCTTGATCTGAATAAGAAAATATTTTTTCTTTAAAATCTGGAAATTCCTTATAAAATTTCCATCTTTTTAAATAGACAGAAACAGCATCTTTAGTTAATCCTTTTGAACTATACCAAGCCAGAAATGACCCTGTAGGCTTTAAAGTTTTTTCAATCAATGCCAGTGATGAACACATATCAAATAAATTATTTTTCATTTTTTTATATGTATTCATAAATATTTTTTCTTGCTCAGATACAGTAGCAATTTCAACATCGTTTAATTTGTAACTAGCGAAATCAAATTCTTTTATTTCTGATTTAGAAGATATAACTATATTAAAATCATTATCTAAATTTTTATTCATTGTCTATCTCCTTCCAGATATTTATAAAGATACCTTTGATATAATCTAATTTTTTAGCTTTGCTTTCCCATAGCAATGTTTCTTTATCAATTAATTTAGAAATAAGGCTAATTTGTGGGATAGGAAAACTTAAATGGATTCCTTGTACTCCTAATTTTTTATTCAAAAAATCATAATATTCTTTTTCAAGTTTTGTCCTTCCAGTTCTATTTGGAACAACAGCCTTAACTTTGTTTAAATCAACTTTTTTCAACATGCTCAATACTGAATGTGTTGTAATGCTATCAAGAAAAGTTGGAATAACTATATGGTCAGATATTTCAATAAATAAATTATCTAACCCCATTACTGGTGAACCATCAATAACAATATAATCATACTCATCTTTTAAAAGTTTTATAGCTTTTTTAAAAGCCTCATCAAAAGAATTTTTTATCTTATATCCTTGCAGATGCAAGAAGAAAAGATTTTCTCTTAATTTTTTAATTTTATAGCTTTTACCTTCAATGAAATCTTCAAGTCCAAATTTGCTTGTATCATCAACTTTAATACCTGCAAATTTTAAAATGTCATTTTGGGAATCGCTGGTAAGAATCAATGTCTTTTTATTTTTTATTAATGCTTTGTGTGCTGCTAATTGTAGAGTTATATAAGTTTTTCCAACTCCACCTTTATTATTTTTAACTAAAATAACTCCCATAAAATCCTCCTATTTTTTTATTTTTTTTCTAGCTTATTTTTAAAATAAGTTTTAGAATTTTTTAAATTCACAAATGTGTATCCAGATTCTTTAAGAGTTCTTAAAGATTTACTAAGTCCTCTTTTTTTGTTACATAAGTGCCAAGCTCCAAATTTTTTTATAACAATTCCTGATAAAACTTCATCATCTTTAGTTGCAAGAATAAAGTCTTGCCTATAAATCATTGAAGTTCCAGCAGTATATCCAGTTGCTTCAAGCCATTCAACCTCTTTAAAACTAAATTCCTTTTTTTGCTGATTTGAAATAGCTGTTATTTTTTTATTTCTGTAATCAATGAAGCCAACACTATATGTTTTTTTGTCTGTGTAGCTATAAATTTTCCCTCTTAGCATTATTGCTCCTTTCAGTTATAAAATTCAGGTTCTTTCAGAGTTTTATTTGTTCCAGCTTTTATTAAATAGAGATGACATAACAATCTGCCATACTTGGAACAATATTTATATTTTTCAAAGTCAAGTTTTTCTTCATCAGAAAGTATTTCATTGACTTCTTCAAATTTTTTTTGAACTTCACACCACTTTGCAAATGGCATATTTATTTTGGTTATTGACATAAACCACCTCTCTAAATTAAGCCTTTTTCTTTAAGTTCTTCATAGATAAATGAACTAATTAGTCTATAATACATAGTTTCACTTTTCGTTTTTAATTCAGAAAAATGTTTAATATTATGTTTTTTAAGAATTTCCGTTTCAATTTCTTCTTGTTTCTCTAAGGGAATTTTAAAGAAAATACTAAGAATATTATCATTTTTCTCACTCTCCTTTCGCTCTTCTTCTTTAACTTTTTGATGCTCAACCTCTTTCTTTTCAAGTTCTTGGGTATTTACTTCACAAGTTCCTTTGAAAAGATGAGCGGAGAAAACAGCTGCTACACTTTTAACATCAGATTTATTTTTTAAAATATCCAGTTGCTCCTGGAATGTATTTAAAACAAAATCTAGTGAGTTATTTTTTAATAGCTCTAAAACTTTAACTTCATGTTTCTTAGAAAAATTAATTCCATTTTCTTTGAACCATTGTTTTATTTTTTTTAAATCATCATTCTTCTCATCTCTCTTTATATTTTTTATATTATTTAAAATATTATGATCATGATTATATGATTCTATCTCTATGTCTTTCTCTATCTCTTGTCGGACAATGTCCTCTTTGTTTAAGACAATGTCCTTTTCATTTTGGACATTGTCCTCATTATGTCCTTTATTTGTCTTAGAAGTTTCTAATAATAGATTTTTTTCTTTTACTTCTAATGATTTTCTATAATTCCTTTTTTTAGTTGCCCATTCACTTTCAGATCCAGTCATACTTTCAACAGCAATCATATACAATGCACCATCATCAAGTTTTTCCATTAATCCTAATTTTATAAAAATATCAATGGCAACTCTTACAGTATCAACTGCAACCCCAGTAATGTTTGCTAACATATCAGGAGTATATGGAATAATATCCTTAAAGATTAGTCTTCCATCAGTTTTTAATGATTTACAAAGTAATTTTAGGTAAAAGTTTGAATAGACAACACCATTAGGCATTGATTCAATTATTTTTATTTCATCTGACTCAAAGAAATCTTCTTGTAATTTAAGCCAGTAATATCTTTTTGCCATAAAAAGCTCCTTAATTTACTTTTAATTTTTCAAGTTTTTCAATAATTTCATCTAATTTTTTTCTAGCTTCATTTTCTGATGAACTACCAAAATAAATATCTTTAAAAAAATCTGCACCTAGTCCTTGTTTCCAACCTTTGTTATGTATACTTACTTCAAAAATTTCACAATGTCCTGAAAAACGAATAAACACTGTATTCTTTTCTTTGCTATTAACTTCAAGTCCTAATTCCATTATTTTTAATATTTTTTCTCTAATTTTTTTATTTAACATTATGAACCTCCTAGTCTTTTAAGATATCTTTCAAAGTGTGAATTTCAACTCTTTTAGTGCTGATATATTTCCATAATTCTTCATCATCAATACCATTATCAAGTTTTGTTTGATATTCTTTTAGAGCTTCTTTTCTTAGTTTATCTAATGCTGCAATTCTAGATTCTACATATTCTTTACTTTTCATTATTACTCCTTATTTTGCCATTCCTTTATATAGTTTTTCCAATGAAGCAATGGCTTCATCTACTTTTGAATGTTCTGATTTTTCAATGATATTTTTAATTTTGCTATACCAATTTTTAGCCTTCTCTTTATTGCTATAGTGACTAAAATCTACTCCTAGAAAATCAAGTTGAGGTTTTCCTCCTAGCTCAACTAAGAAAAATATGTATTTAGAAGTTTCATCTTTGAAATATAAATTATTTTCCATTTTCAACCCCCATTTCTTTCTTAATTTCATTAATAAATCTAGCATCAATATTCAATGCACAAGGTTCAATGTTAAAATTTTCTGGGAACTCTGAATAATTTAATTCAATTTCATTTTTAGCAGCTTGCAAAGTTGTGAAAGCTGAAAGAATTATTTTATCTTCATTTGTGATAATATAGATTGTTCTAATCATTTTTATCACCAGCAATCTTACAAGCATATCCCATTTTTTGTAGCTCTTCCTTGATTTCTAAAAGTTTCACATCTCCAAATCTTTCAATTAAGTCATTCAATTCTTTTAAATTCATAAATTTTTCCTCCTCTTTGAGAGAAAAAAACTTGTAAAATATAAGAAAATATGTTATAATTAGGCATAAGTTAAATAGATGTTTGTAGAAGTTATTTACTTTTCCATTCACTATTCAATTAAAAGGGTTTCTTGGCGGTTGCCCTT